GCTACCGCACCACCCACATCGCGCTCCTCGTCTCCGGCCACGACTACCGCGAGTACACCGTCGAGTACGACGAGGACGACGCGAAGACCCTCCGCAACGCCGCCGAGGAGTTCCTCGACGACGTCCGTCGCGGCATCCGGCCCCCGATCGATGGCGCCGACGCCACCTATCAGACCATCCGGGTCCAGCCCGCCGGCCGCGAGGACCGTGATGTGGAGATCCCCTTCGGGACCGTCTGCCGCTGGGACGAGGCCTACGAGAAGCACCGCGCCGCCGAGACGCAGCTGGCCGCAGTCCGCGGCGAAGTCCTTGACCTGATCGGCAACGGCTACCGGGCCGTCTGCGAAGACCGCCGCATCGCCTACCGCACCGTCAACGCGGACGGCACCACCCTCGCCCTCCAGCCCTACAGGAGCACCAGCGCATGAGCCAGATCGGCAACGCCATCGCCCGCCAGGAGCAGTCGCCGGCGAACCTCATCGAGCAGTACAAGCCCGAGCTCGCCGTCGTCGCCGCCAGTCACGTCAAGGTCGACACCTTCGCTCGCCTTGCCGTCGGTGTTCTCCGGCAGAACGAGAAGCTCGCCGCCGCCGCGGCCAACAACCCCGGCAGCCTCATGAGCGCCCTCATGACCGCCGCTCGCCTCGGTCTCGAACCCGGCACCGAGCAGTTCTACCTGCGGCCCATCAAGCGCAAGGGGCAGCTCGAAGTCCAGGGCATCGTCGGCTACCAGGGCATCGTCGAGCTCATCTACAACGCGGGCGCCGCCCAGTCCGTCGTCGTCGAGGTCGTTCGGGCCCGGGACGAGTTCGCGTGGACGCCGGGCGCCCTCGATGACCGCCAGCCGCCGCGCTGGCCCGGCGCCATGAAGCAGCCCCACCACAAGGTCGACTGGTTCGGCGACCGCGGCCCGCTCGTCGGCGCCTACGCCTACGCGGTCATGCAGGGCGGCGCGATCAGCAAGGTCGTCGTCCTCAACCGCGACCACATCGCCCGCGCCAAGGCCAAGTCCGACGGCGCCGACAGCGACTACAGCCCTTGGCGTACCGACGAAGAGGCGATGTGGCTGAAGACGGCGGCCCGCCGGCTGGGGAAGTGGGTGCCGACCTCCGCCGAGAAGCGGGCTGGCGTCATCGAGCGCCTCGACGCCCCGGCCGTCTCCGCGCTCAGCGAGATCGAGCCCGACGAGGACGACGAGCCCATCGACGGCGAACTCGTCGACTAGCCGCACCACATCAAGAAGTCGAAACCGACAGTTCAGAAGGGGCAGGTCGCCGTGAGCAAGATCGTGAAACCTTCCGTGAAACCGAGAGTGTCAACGGCGTGGCGTAAGCCGGAGGGCATGACGAACCCCATCCAGCCCGCGCTCGACGGCACCGTCCCCGAGCAGCCCGCCCGCCGACAGCGGACCGAGGACTACGAGACGTGGCTCGCCCTCGTCTGGCCCAAGTACATAGACGCCGCCGCGGCCGGCCGGACGTTCACCTGCTTCGAGATCGCCGACGAGCACAAGCTCCCCGAGCCGCCGGACTCCGCACACCACTGGGGGCGACTCATGACGCTCCTCAAGGACGAGGGCTACATCCGGACCGCGGGCTGGGCGTGCAGCAGCCGGCCCACCGTGAACCACAGCGGAGTGCGGACCTGGAAAGGCACCGCCGCAGCCCGGAGGGCCGCCGCGTGAGGCGCGGCCCGTGGGTCCAACGCGAGATCGCCGCCCGCTGGATCCTCCTCGACCTCGACCGCTGGCGCGCCGACCACCGCATGCGGCAGGCCATCACCGACCTCAACACCTGCCACGCCCTGTGGCGACTCCCCGCACGACAGCCCCGGAAGGAGACCGGACAGTGACCAACCGCAAGCGACAGGGACATGGAACCCGCGGCTGCTACCAGCGAGGCTGCCGTATCCCCGAATGCCAGCGCGCCAACTACCGGTACAGCAAGCAGCTCGGCTTGGATCACGCGCAGGGGGTGTTCCGCGAGCAGGACGCCACTCAGGCCCGCGAGCACATGGAGAAGCTCTTCGCCCTGAAGTGGCGCCAGGCCGATGTCTCTCGCGCCACGGGCATCTCCCGCTCGCTCATCAGCCTCCTCGCCAACGGCCAGAAGGCCACGAGCGCGGCCAACGTAGCCGCCATCCTGGCCATTCCGATCGGCCGCGTTGTCCGACCCGGCGCCCAAGCCCGCGTGCCCGCAGTCGGCTCGATGCGCCGGCTCCGGGCGCTGGCCACCTTGGGCCACACGTGGAAGGTCATCGCGCTCCAGACCGATATCACCGACGACCGGCTCGGCGACATGGCCCGCGGACGCCTCAACGAAGTACGTCCTGAAGAGGCACAGTCCATCGCGCGCGTCTACCGGCGCCTGTGCAACGTCAAGGGGCTGTGCGCCCAGGTCGCCAGCTGTGCCGTCGGCAAGGGCTGGCATGGCCCGCTCGCCTGGGACGACATTGACGACCCCGCGGCCAAGCCGGAGGCGTGCAAGCCGTACCGGCCGATCGCCAAGGGCGGCCGTGACTCGATGCGGCGGCAGGAGATCCAGCACCTCCTCAGCTGCGGAGAGTCCCTGACCTCCATCGCCAAGCAGATGCGCGCCAACGAGAAGTACATCAGCGACCTCGCCCGCGAAGGCATCGGTACCGACGGCCAGTACGACACCGCCGCCTAGACCACCCATCAGCCGCAGCAGGAAGAAGACCCGTCCTCATGGCCCGAATCCGTTCGATCAAGCCGGAGTTCTTCACTTCGCTCACGATCGCCGACCTGGAGCTGTCGACCCGCCTCACCTTCATCGGGCTGTGGACCTACGTCGACGACAACGGGGTGGGGCTCGCCGACCCGCGGCTGATCCGCGCCGCGATCTGGCCCCTCGAAGAGGCTCCGGACATCCTCCAGAGGACTCGCGAGGATCTCCAGAGCCTTCACGCGGCACGTCTGGTGGACCTCTACGAAGCCTCCGGAAAGGCTCTGATCGCCGTTTCCAGCTGGTCCGAGCACCAGAAAGTGAGCCACCCCCGGAAACCGCGCTTTCCCAGGCCCGAAGAGGTCCGCCGGCCTGAGAACCCGGCCCCTGACCAGGGCTCCTTCAACCCTCCCGAGGACTCCGGAGATTCTCCGGAAGGTCTCCCGAGGACTCCGGAGACCTTCCGCCCTGAGCAGGGAGCAGGGAGCAGGGAGCAGGGAGCAGGGAAGGGAGGCGACGCGGAGCCTTCGGCCTCCGCCGATGACCCTCCCCGTACCGACGTCGAACGCGTCTGCCGACACCTCGCCGAGGTCCTGGAGAAAAGCGGCAGCAACAGGCCCAGCATCACCAAGGCGTGGCGCAACGACACCCGCCTGATGCTCGACCGAGACGGCGTCACCGTCGAAGAAGCCATCTCCGCCATCGACTGGGCTCACGCCAACAACTTCTGGCAGGCGCACATCCTGAGCCCCGCGAAGCTTCGCGCCAAGTACGAGACGCTCCGCCGTCAGGCCGCTGGTGAGCGCCGTCAGCCCTCTGGGCCGACCAGGCCCCATGCCGCCACTGGCGCCACGGCCCCCACACCGACCGCCGAGGACTACGAGAAAGCGACCCCGTTCTGATGGCCACACCCGAAGAGCGCCGCCGGCGCCACGACGCCGAACTCGCCGACGCTCGAGCCGAGATCCGCGGCCAGACCCTCGACCGCTACCTCGCCCGCCGCCCCAAAGCCTTCGCCGCCGACGGCACCATCAAGACCGAGATCAGCGAATGGATCGACAACTACCTCACCGGCTCCCACGCCTCGCTGCTGCTCCTCGGAGAACCCGGCACCGGCAAGACCTGGAGCCTGTGGAAGATCGGCGAACTCCTCATCCGCCGCGGCTGGCACAAGCGCTACTACATCGCCGGCGACTTCGCCCTCAAGAACGCCGCCGACCGGCCCGTCGACCACGACCGACTCCGCACCTGGGCCCAAGCACCCCTGCTCGCCCTCGACGACCTCGGCGCCAGCCAGATGCACCCCTGGACCGTCGACGCCATCGCCCAGCTCATCGACACCCGCTGGCAGAACCAGCTCCCCACCCTCATCTCCACCAACCTCACCACCCTCGAGCCCCTCGGCGCCCGCACCATGTCGCGCTTCGCCGACGGCGGCTCGACCGCAGTCAAGTTCACCGGAACCGACTACAGGAGGACCGCAGCATGACCGACGACTACAACGAGCCCGACCCCTTCACCACCGAGCCGCCGTTCGACATGGCCGCGGAAAGGGCCGTCCTCGGGGCGATGATCCTGTCCAGCCAGGCCAGCGAGGAGATCGTCGAGATCGTCCGCCCGAAGGACTTCTACCGGGCGCCCCACGAGACGATCTACCAGACGCTCGTCGACCTCCACACCAAGGGCGCCGCCCACGACCCCATCGCCCTCGTCAACCGGCTCGAGAAGGACGGCGAACTCGCCCGCTGCGGCGGACGCTCCTACCCCTTCGAGCTCGCCAACTCCATCACCACCGTCGCCAACGCCGAAGAGCACGCCCTGATCGTCCGCGAGAAGGGAGCTCTCCGGAAGGTCCTCGCCGCCGGCCACGGCATGGTCAGCAACGTCCACAGCAAGAACCGCACCACCGAAGAGATCGTCCAGGACGCCTACGACACCCTCGAAGGGCTCGCCGGCCTGTCCGACATCGGCACCGACGACCTGTCCGTCGGCACCGACATCATGGACACCATCGCCGAGGTCGTCGACATCCGGCAGAACGGCCCCCGCGAAGGGCTCCTCACAGGCTTCACCGACCTTGACGACCTCACCGGCGGCCTCCAGCCCGGCCAGGTCATCCTCATCGCCGCCCGGCCCGCCATGGGCAAGTCCGTACTCGGCGGCGACTTCGCCCGCAACGCGGCCATCCGCAACAACATCCCCACCCTCGTCTTCTCGCTCGAGATGGGCCGCAAGGAACTCGAGAAGCGATTCCTGTCCGCGCAGGCCCGCTACCCGCTCCACTGGATGAAGCACAAGGGCCCCGTCGACGACGCCGCAGTCGCCCGCCTGATCACCGCCGGCAAGGACATGCAGGCCTCCCCGCTGCACATCGTCGCCGACACCGGCATCACCCTCGCCCGCATCCGCTCCCACTGCCGGCGCATCCAGCGCAAGCAGGGACTCGGCCTCGTCGTCATCGACTACCTGCAGCTCATGGGCGGCGAATCCACCGGCGCCAACGACAACCGGCAGCAGGAAGTGTCCCGGATCAGCCGCGGACTCAAGACCCTCGCCATGGACCTGCAGGTGCCGATCGTGGCCCTGTCCCAGCTGAACCGCGGGCCCGAGCAGCGGCAGGACAAGCGGCCGATGGTCGCCGACCTCCGCGAGTCCGGATCCCTCGAGCAGGACGCCGACATCGTGATCCTCCTCCACCGCGAGGACGCTTACGACAAGGAGTCCCCCCGCGCGGGCGAGGCCGACCTGATCGTTGCCAAGCACCGCAACGGCCCGACCGCCACGATCACCGTCGCGTTCCAGGGCCACTACGCCCGCTTCGTCGACATGGCCATCGCATGAGCGCCGACAAGGACGACCTCGAGAACATCGCCGCCCTGCGCGAACAGGGCGACCTCGTCGACTACATCAAGTCCCTCACCGGTCGGCCGCCGAAGCAGCGCACCGGGCCGCCCGAGCCGGACAAGCCCTGCTACCACATCCGCCGCCCCGGGGCCTGGCCCTGCGGGACTGCCGCGACCGGGCCCACGCCCGAGCCCTGCGACGAATGCCGCGCCAAGAGCGCCTGAACGCAGACGGGACGCCCCCGAAGCAAGCGGGGGCGTCCCACCCCGACCCTACCCGCGAAGGAGAACCCGTGACCCACTGGCGAGCCGACCGTGACACCTGCGTCCACGGCCACCCCTTCCCCACCAACCTCCGCATCGACCGCCGCGGCTGGGCCCTGTGCATCACCTGCCAGCGCGCCTCCTACACCCCGGTAAGCCCCGACCCCGCGGCCATCGAACGCGCCGCCGTCGGCGACCCGCCGGAGCGCCTCACCCCCCGCGAACGCACCGCCGCCATCCACCGCCTCGACACCTGCGGCCTCACCGCCCGGCAGATCGCCGAACGCATCGGATGCAGCCCCCGCACCGTCCACCGCGCCCGCGGCCGACACACCACCGCCTGACACGCCCCCGTTCCCGCTCGCAGGCCACGCGAGCGGGAACGGGGGCGTGTCAGGCGGTGG